GCAAAGCAAATAGCAAAAGAAGAAGCAGACGATAGAACAGGTGAGAGTGAATCGTTTGCTATGAACATAATAAATGAGGAGTACAGAGATGGCTAACAAGGAATTACTATCAGAATTTTTTGGACAAGGACTTTGGGCAGATCGTAGTGCTACTCTATCTTTTATTGATAAAGATAAATATGAGTTGCTTAAATGTGTTAAAGGTAAAATAAAAGATACAATGTTTTTTAATCATGAGATGATAGCAGAATCATATGCAGAAGATTGGATCAAAGGAATCAACCCAACTACAATAGGAATGGAGTAATAGATATGGACTTAAAAATTTATCAAGAAAGAGCAAGCAAGACTGCAATATTTCCTAACGAAAAAGCTATGGAGTATTTAGCATTAGGTATAACTTCAGAAGCTGGAGAAGTTGCAGGTAAAGTAAAGAAGTTAATAAGAGATGGAGCAGATCAAGAAGGATTAGAACAAGCAAGGATAGACATAGCACTTGAAGTTGGAGATGTTATGTGGTACTGTGCCATGTTAGCTAAAGAAATTGATACTGATCTTGAATCTATTATGTTTGCTAACCTATCTAAGTTAGAAGGTAGACAGAAAAGAAATACTCTACATGGAGAAGGAGATCATAGATGATAACATATAATTTAAATTACATAGATGTTATTACTAATACTGAACATGAGATAGAAAAGAATATTGAACAACCTAATTGGTTAATATGGAGAGAAGGTTTAATAAATGCTATAGGTTTTAAGACAAGTAATGAACATAACAAATTAAATGTTTACGAAAGAGATGGAACTTTACGAGGATACTATTATGGAAAAAGGACAAAAGTCGAAGGCAGTCAGTAGGGGATACTGTGATAACTGCAAATCCTCAGATGGCAATGTATTATATGAGGATGGTAATACCTATTGCTTTGTATGTAATAATTTTAAAGGGAATAAAAATATGGATCAAGCACCAAGACAAGCACCTATTCAAGGTGTGGTTCACAATCACTTTACAAAAGGAAACATAGAACCTTTGTTGGATCGTAAGATCAAGAAAGAAACGTGTGACTTCTTTAATGTACAGTTGGTAAGAGATAGTCAAGGTAAGTCTATCAAACATATCTATCCTTACTATGATAATATTGGTTCTCATGTAGCAAACAAGATACGTAACATAGAGAACAAATCTTTTATGACAGAAGGAAACTTTCCTAAAGGTTCTTTGTTTGGACAGAATAAGTTTAATCAAAGAGGAAAGTATATTACTATATGTGAAGGTGAGTTAGATGCTATGTCAGCTTATGAACTGTTAGGTTCTAAGTGGTCAGTAGTTTCTATTAAGAGTGGTTGTCAATCAGCATTAAAAGATATCAAGTCTAGCTATGAATACTTAAATTCATTTGAGAATATTGTTATATGTTTTGATAGTGACGAGCATGGAAAGAAAGCTGCTAATCAAGTAGCACAAATCTTTGAGCCTAACAGATGTAAGATAGTAGATTTAAAACTTAAGGATGCCAATGAATACCTATCTCAAAATAAGAGAGAAGAGTTCACCAGACTTTGGTGGGAAGCTAAACCTTACACACCTGCAGGTATCTACAACTTAGCTGACATAAGTGATAGACTTTACAAAGAAGAAGAAGTAGAAACTTGTTTGTATCCTTATGAAGGTTTAAATAAGAAACTGTTTGGTATAAGAACAGGAGAGTTAATTACCTTTACTGCAGGTACAGGTGCAGGTAAGTCTAGCTTAATGAGAGAACTTATGTATCACTTATTACAAAATACTAAACATAATGTAGGTGTCTTTTCTCTTGAAGAAAATATAAAGCAGACTGCCTTTCACCTTATGTCTGTGGCTGCAAGTGATAGGATATATATCAACGAGGTAAGAAAAAAATATACAGAACAACAGTTGAAAGAGTTTGAAAGACAGACGATAGGTAGTCGTAGGTTTTTTGCTTTCGATCACTTTGGTTCTATAACTACTGATGAGATACTCAATAGAGTTAGGTATATGGTTAAGGCTTTGGACTGTAAGTTTATTCTTATAGATCATTTATCTATATTAGTATCAGGCTTAGAAGGTGAAGATGAAAGACGTAATATAGATCAGCTAATGACAAAGCTACGTTCTTTAGTAGAAGAAACTAGATGTGCTATGTTACTTGTATCTCACTTACGTAGAGCTAGTGGAGACAAAGGACAAGAGCAAGGCAAAGAAATATCTTTATCTATGTTAAGAGGTTCACATTCTATTGCTCAGATAAGTGATGCAGTTATAGGGTTAGAACGAGATCAACAAGCAGTAGATAAGGTACAAGCTAACACCACCACAGTTAGAGTATTAAAGAATAGATATGCAGGTGAAACAGGTGTAGCAGGTTACTTACTATACGATACTGATACAGGTAGGTTGTCAGAGATAGACAATCCTTTTGAAACTAAAGACAATGAACAAGTAGATGTTATGGGAGATTGGTAATGGAAAAACTGCAACCTATTAAAGGAGCAGTCAAGGCTAAGTTTAATTTAACTACATATAATTTAGCAGATGGTATAGCTAAGAAAACTATATCAGACTATCTAATTAAAAATGGTCACGAAATAATTAACATGAAAGAAAATTATTGGTTTGACATAGAGAGTAAAAAGAACGATAATATATATTACTCAGAAGTTGAAATCAAAAGTGGATGGAAAGGTGATTGGAATCCTAGTTGGAAAGAGATCAGAATACCCTACAGAAAGAGAAGACTTATAAATAAAATACAAGACATGGAAGGTGATAATATATTCTTTAACTTCTATGTACTAAGACAAGACCTAAAGAAAGCTTGGAGAATTAAAGATAATATAGTAGCTGAATCTGAGGTCAAAGAAGCTTATGGAAGATACATTACTAAAGGAGAAGTATTCTTTCATATACCTTATGAGAAGGCAGAATTGGTAGAGACATGAGAAGATTTACATTAGACATAGAGACAGATGCTATCAAAGCTAAAGTAATACACTGCATTGTAGCACAAAATATAGATACAGGTGAGATACTTGTATGGCACAAAGATACATTAGAATTATTTTCTAATTGGTCTAGAGGTGTAGATATATTTGTGATGCATAATGGAGTATCCTTTGATGCACCTGTTCTTAATGAACTATTAGGTAGTCAAATACCTTTGAAGAAAATAAGAGACACCTTAATATTATCACAGTTAGCTGATGCAAGTATAGATGGTGGTCATTCTTTAGATGCTTGGGGAAAGAGATTAGGTTTTCCTAAACAAGAATGTAGTGACTTCTCTGTATATACACAAGATATGCTTAACTACTGTGTCAATGATGTTAAGTTAACTACTAAGTTATATAAATACTTACAGTCTAAACTTAAAAACTTTACATCTAAATGTATAAGTTTAGAACATCAAGTTAGAGCTATAGTAGATAGGCAAGAGAAGAATGGATTTAAATTAGATATATTAAAAGCTTCTTGTCTATCAGCTAAGTTAGATCAAGAAGCAACTTCTATAGAGAGAGAGATGCAAAGTATCTTTCCACCTATTACATATGAAAGATATTCTGAAGCTACTGGTAAAAGATTGCAAGATAAAGTAGAAGTCTTTAATCCCGGATCACGACAACAGATAGCTAAACGTCTTATGGAAAAAGGTTGGAAGCCTACTAACTTAACACCAACAGGTCATGCTATTGTTGATGAAGGTACTCTAAAGAAAGTTGATATACCTGAAGCTCAAAAGATTTGTCAGTATCTTTTACTGAAGAAAAGAGTTTCACAAATTAGTTCTTGGATAGATGTTGTTCAAGAAGATGGTAAGGTTCATGGTAGAGTGATGACGTTGAGAGCTATCTCAGGAAGGATGGCACACAACTCACCTAACATGGCTCAAATTCCTGCAGTCTATTCACCTTATGGTAAAGAGTGTAGAGAAGTTTGGATACCAACTAATTCATCCTATAAATTATTAGGATGTGATGCTTCCTCTCTAGAACTAAGATGCCTTGCTCATTACATGGGAGATAAAAAGTTTACTAATGAGGTTGTAGATGGTGACATACATACTGCTAACCAAAAAGCTGCAGGTCTAGAGACAAGAGATCAAGCTAAGACTTTTATATATGCTCTAATATATGGTGCAGGTGCAGACAAGATAGGTTCTATTGTAGGTGGTGGAAGAAAAGAAGGTCAGTTAATTACTAATAAATTTATGAGCAACATGCCTGCCTTAAAATCCTTAAGAGATAAGGTTGATAAAGCAGCTAGGTCTGGTCACATAAAAGCATTAGATGGCAGACTTCTAAAGATAAGACAGATGCACTCTAGTATGAATCAATTATTACAAGGTGCAGGTGCAATCATTTGTAAAGAATGGTTACGTCAAATAACTAAGAAGGTACAACAGTCTTATGACTATAAGCTTGTTGCATCAATACATGATGAGTATCAGTTTGAGGTTCGTACAGATCAAGCAGAAAGCTTTGGAAGATTAACTCAAGAAGCTATGAAGCTTGTACAAAAAGAACTGAATGTTCTATGTCCTTTGGATAGTGAATATAAAATTGGAAATAATTGGGCAGAGACTCATTAATAAGTTGACATACTATATATATATAGTATATAATTATAACAATCAAGAAAGTAGTATTTAAACTACATAATTTAAATGGAGAAAATAAATGGCAGTATTATCAGGAAAAGCTCATTGGGCAAGTATCTCTTCACCTAACTCAACATTCGAGCCAGTGTGGCAAGTTGACTTGGCAGTTGAAGGAGTAGAGTTAGAGAAGGCTAAAGAGATGGGTCTTACTATTATGAACAAAGATGACGATAGAGGTGAGTTTGTTAGGATCAAACGTAAAGTATATCGTAAGGATGGTAGCAAGAATAAATCACCTATTCTTAAAGATTCTAAGAACCACGTACTAAGTGAAGTAAATGTTGGTAATGGTTCTGACGTTAGAGTTTTATTCAAATCATTTGATTGGGAGTATGCAGGTAAGAAAGGTATAGGTGCTGACCTTCAAGCTATGCAAGTTATTAATCTAATCGAGTATGAAGCTGGAGAAGACTTTGATGTTATTGATGATGGGTACATTGCATCTAATGCATTTGATGATGACGATATCCCCTTAGTTAGTGCTTCAAATTAAGTAACCATTATCAAGGGAACTGCTCTTACATTTGTAAAACGTAGGCAGTACGATAGACAGGAAGTCGGGTGGGTTGTCTATTATTTTAAGGAGAAACTAATGACTACAAAATTTGAACTAACAAAACATAATCTGGATACAGAAGCATCAACTACCTTACGAGGTACTGCTGATAACTTAGAAGAGCTAAGAGAATTGTTGGTATATTTTGTTCAAGAAATTGGTTATACTTCTGTAGAAGATTTAATCTTTATTAAGAAGGAAGACAAGAAATGGAAAGACACAATGAATATATCAAACGTAAAGCCTTTGAAGTAGAAAATCCAATACATATTAAATTAGATGTTGACTCAGAGGTTGATCATCCCATTCACTATAATCAATCAGGTATAGAATGTATTGATGCAATCAGTGCAGTTACAGGGGATGGCATGGAGCATTACTTACAAGGTAATATTATTAAATACCTTTGGAGATATAGATATAAGAATGGCTTACAAGACTTAAAGAAAGCTGAATGGTATCTTAAAAAACTTATATTAATTAAAGAATCTGAAGGAGAATAATATGCAAGATATTAATGTACTAAAAAATCCTAAGATAGATACCTTAATAAAAGATATCTATAATATGTTAGAAGAAGGAATCAATACAGAGCAAAGAGATAATTGGTCTTTGATGTGTCAGTTTTCAGATAGCATAAGAGATTCTGTTTCTCAAGCTATTAAAGAAGGACAGAGAGAGAAGTCACAAGCTTCATTACGTATGTCTCAAATAGGTAAGAAGGATAGAATGTTATGGTATGATATTAAATCTGATATAAAACCTACAGATATTAATGGGAGTACTAAAATAAAATTTATCTATGGACACATGTTAGAGTCCTTACTTATGTTGTTGACACAGTTAGCAGGTCATAAGATAACTGAGAATCAAAAGGAAGTAACTGTTGAAGGTATTAAAGGACATAAGGATTGTAGAATAGATGGTATGTTAGTTGATATCAAATCTGCTTCACCTCATGCATTTAAAAAGTTTAAGGATAATACATTACATACTGATGATCCTTTTGGTTACATAGCTCAGATTAGTGGTTATGCTGAAGAAGGTAAGGATACTGAAGCAGCTTTCTTTGCTGTAGATAAATCTAGTGGTGAGTTAGCATTGTGTAATGTAGATTCTATCCATATGATAAATGCTCCTGATCGTATTAGGCATTTGAAAAATGTCATAGCATCTGATATAAAACCTGAACGATGCTATCCTGATGAAGCTGATGGCAAGTCTGGTAATAAAAAGTTATCCATTGGTTGTGCCTATTGTCCATACAAAAAAGATTGTTGGTCAGATGCTAACAATGGCATGGGTCTACGAACATTTAAATATGCTAATGGAAACAGATACTTAACTCAAGTCCATAAGATACCTGATGTCGAAGAGATATCTTATGCCTAGGTTTAAGAAAAAGAAAAGAGACATACCTCATAAGTATAGGTCTAATTCAGAATACAATATGGCATGTGTTCTAGAAGAGAATAAGATAGCTTATGAGTATGAAACTTTTAAGATTCCTTACGAATGGAAAGAAGATAAAAAATATATACCTGACTTTATACTTCCTAATGGAATCATCTTGGAAGTTAAAGGAAGGTTTATGTTAGAAGATAGAAAGAAACATTTGTTTATTAGGACTCAACATCCTAAAATAGATATTCGTTTTGTATTTGATAATCCTAATAGAAAATTATATAAGGGTGGCAAGATGACGTATGGAGATTGGTGTGATAAACATTCATTTATATTCTGTAAGCAAGGATCAGTACCTAACAAATGGTTTGATAAATGTTAGATAAAGAGTTTGTTCAGCTTGAGAAACAAGTACTACAAAATAGAAGCTCACCTGAACAAACTTTATATCTGTCTGTTTTATTACAAGCTTTACTAGATGCAACTAAACCTTCTTATAAAGGTGAGCCTGATAATTCTATATTAGAAAGAGACAGAGCTACTGCATGGTTCTTTGCTTCAATAGGAGTAACTGCTGAAGACTTTGATATCATTTGTGATTATGCAGGAGTCAATTCAAGATACATGAAAGAGTTTGCATTTAAAGTTCTTAAGTCAGGAGAGATTGAGTACGTAAGAAAAAGAATTAATGCAGTATTAAGTCATTAGCTTATTGTATTTCATTTAATTATGTGATATGATTTGCTTTCGTTTTTAATTTAAGGGGAAAGACATGATAAGTAATTACCTACCTACAGACTATCAAAATTTTATAGCTCTGTCAAGATATGCAAGATGGAAAGAAGAAGATCAACGTAGAGAAAATTGGGGAGAAACTGTAGACAGATACATAGACTACATGACTCTTCACTTAAAAAAGAATTATAAGTATAATATGACTAGAGCCTTAACGACTATGGTTAGAGATCAAGTTATGAATCTAGGTGTGATGCCTAGCATGAGAGCCTTAATGACTTCAGGACCTGCCTTAGATAGGTGTCACGTAGGTGGTTACAACTGTAGCTACATACCTGTAGATAGTCCTCGTTCATTTGATGAGTGTATGTATATACTTATGTGTGGCACAGGTGTTGGATTCTCTGTTGAACGTGAGAATGTAGACAAGTTACCTATAGTTAACGAACACTTTGATGATAGTACTACAGTTATTAAGGTTGGTGATAGTAGACCCGGTTGGGCAAAGTCATTGAGAGAACTTATTGCTATGTTATATGTAGGTCAAGTTCCTACATGGGATGTGTCACAGGTTAGACCAGCAGGAGCAAGACTTAAAACCTTTGGTGGTAGAGCATCAGGACCTGCTCCATTAGTTGAGTTGTTTCAATTCTGTATTGATAAGTTTAAAGGAGCTAAAGGTAGAAGACTATTTCCTATTGAGTGTCACGATATCATGTGTAAGATTGGTGAAGTGGTAGTTGTAGGTGGAGTCAGACGTTCTGCTCTTATCTCTTTGTCTAACTTAGGTGACGATCAAATGAGACATGCTAAGTCAGGTCAATGGTGGGAGAACGAAGGACAGAGAGCATTAGCTAATAACTCTGTAGCATTTAAAGGTAAGCCTGAGATGGGTACATTCATGAGAGAATGGCTTTCTTTATACGAATCTAAGTCAGGTGAACGAGGAATTTTTAATAGACAAGCTGCTAAGACTAAGGCAGAAGAGAATGGAAGAAGAGATTCAAATCATTACTTTGGATGTAATCCTTGCAGTGAAATCATACTTAGACCATATCAATTCTGTAATCTTACAGAGGTTGTTTGTAGGTCTACAGATAATATAGAATCTTTAAAAGAAAAAGTTAGGATGGCTACCATCTTAGGTACATTTCAATCTACTCTTACTGACTTTAAATATCTACGTAAGATATGGAAAGATAATACAGAAGAAGAAAGATTGTTAGGAGTTTCCCTAACAGGTATCTTAGATTGTCCAGAACTTAATAATAATCACTACGAATTAGGAGATACTTTAGAAGAACTAAAAGCAGTGGCAGTAGAGACTAATAAAAAGATTGCTAAAGAGTTAGGTATTCCTCAGTCAACTGCAATCACTTGTGTCAAACCTAGTGGTACAGTTAGTCAGTTAGTTGATAGTGCTTCAGGCATACATGCTAGACACAATCCTTATTATGTAAGAACTGTACGTGGTGATAACAAAGACCCACTCACACAGTTTATGCAAGACAGTGGAATACCTAGTGAACCTTGTGCAATGAAACCTGAAAGTACTACTGTGTTTAGTTTCCCTATGAAAGCACCTTCAGGAGCTATAACTAGAACTGAAATGACTGCTATACAACAATTAAAGTTTTGGTTATTATATCAAAGACATTGGTGTGAACATAAACCTTCTGTTACTATCTCTGTTAAAGAAGAAGAGTGGATGGAAGTAGGATCATGGGTCTATGAAAACTTTGATGAGGTATCGGGCATATCTTTTCTACCTTTTAGTGAACACACTTATCAACAAGCACCTTATCAAGACATAGTAGAAGCAAAATATTATGCTCTATTAAATGAAATGCCTAAGTCTATTGATTGGTCTAAGCTTGCTAACTACGAGAAAGAAGATACAACTAGTGGTGGAAGGGAGTTAGCTTGCACAGCAGATGCATGTGAAATAGTTGACATCACTTCTAACTGATGGTAGATGGTACAGAAATGTTATGGTGGCAGTGGTGGTTAGTCATTGCCATCTCTATTAATACTTGTATAAATACAATCGTATTCTTTAAAGGTAGAAAGTTACACATAAAAGAAATTTTACATTTAAAACCTAAGAAGAAAAATTCTTCTTGACATAACGTAATATATTTAGTAAAATAAGGAAAAGATAAATGACATTAACTTGGTTACTATTATACATATCTAAAATATTTACTAAGATAGGTAATTATTTTTATAGGAAACATGTTAAACGTATTCGTAATAGACAAGAAGGAAGACTATGAACTATAACAAACGACCTGTTATTTATATAGGTTATGATAAGAGAGAGGAGATAGCATACAATGTACTTAAATATTCTATCGAAAGATTTAACACAGACTATGATATCATACCTCTCCACCAGCCCACATTACGTAGGCTTGGTTTGTATCGTAGAAACTTTGAGGTAAATAAACATGGTCAGAAAATTGATACATTCGATAACCTCCCCTTTAGTACTGATTTTACATTTACTAGATTTCTTGTTCCTCACATTAGCTTATACAGTGGCTGGTCACTTTTTATGGATAGTGATACATACTTACGTACTAACATAAAAAAATTGTTTGATACATACAATGATCCTAAGTATGCTCTGTATTGCATCAAACATCATTACATGCCTACTGAAACAATGAAGATGGATGGTCAGTTACAACAAAGCTATAGTAGAAAAAATTGGTCTAGTGTAGTTCTTTGGAATTGTTCTCATCCTTCTAATAAGAATCTTACAGTTGATGATGTTAATACTAAATCAGGAAGGTGGCTTCATAACTTTAAATGGTTAGAGGATCAAGAGATTGGTTCTATGTCTGAAGAATGGAACTGGTTAGATGGACATACTGATCAAGACATTAGTCCTTACCTTGTTCACTTTACTACAGGTGGACCATGGTTTCCTAAGTGGATAGGAAAGAGAGAAGATGATGTTAAATATGCTGAAGAATGGAAAGCCATACATGATGATATGTCATATGGATTATTAACTGGAGAATAAAATGTACACCTTTGTAACCTCATTTAGTGAGAATGGATATGAAACATATGCAAAAAAAATGCTTGAAAGTATCGTTGAGAAGTGGAATCCAAAACATTTCAAACTCATTGCTTACTACCATGATTTCGACTTACCAAAACTTAAACCTCCTACTAGTGATGTTGTTAGTTATAGGAATCTTAATGACGTAAAAGATATGCTTGAGTACCGGGAACGTATGAAGAAGCACGATGGTACTGAAGGTGGTAAGATGTCTTACAACTGGAGACTAGATGCTATTAAATGGTGTCATAAAGTTTACTCGTTAACAGACTTAGCTTTTGAAATGATGGAAGATGAGAACTATGATAAAGAAGAACCTAATTGGTTGATATGGATTGATGCTGATACTATAGCTAGTAAACGATTAGATGTTAGTGCAGTTGATAAGTGGTTACCTTCTCAAGCAAGTGTTGTACATCTTGGTCGTACTGATATAGACTATAGTGAAACTAGCTTCATGGGATTTAACTTACAATATCATGATGCTTGTTCTTTATTAGCTGACTTCAGAGGTTGTTATACAATAGGTGAAACGATTGCTTATAGAGAATGGCATGATGGTTTTATCTTTGAAAGACTTTTAAACATCTATAAAGCTCATGGTATGGCTGTCAATAATATGACAGAGAACGTCAAAGGACTGACAGCATTTATGCAATCACCTTTGTCTGAATATTTTATTCATTATAAAGGAAACTTAAAAGATAATATAAGTAATACTAATGTATCTCCTGATGTTAAACTAGAAAGATATAGAAAGTTATGTAATATTGTAGAGCATTACAAAGTTAAAAATATAGTAGAAGTAGGTACGTGGAATGGTGGAAGAGCTATTGACATGGCTGATGCTGCTTTTAAAAACCATGATTCAGTAAACTATATAGGCTTTGATTTATTTGAAGATGCTACTGAAGCAAGTGATGACTATGAAATGAATACAAAACCTCATAATAGTATTGAAGCAGTTAAGAAAAGGTTAACTGATTATGCTACAGAAGTGTTTAATAAAGGCAAGACATTTACATTTCAACTACATAAAGGAGATAGTAAACTAACTATTCCTAAATGTAAAGAAGTTAACAAAGCAGACTTTGCTTTTATAGATGGTGGACATTCATATGAAACTGTTAAGGAAGACTACAAAAATTTAAAAAAGATTTCTTTATTAGTTTTTGATGATTACTTTTCTAAAGATCAAGAAGGAAATCTTCCTAAAGAAAGTAACATGGGTGTTAATAAACTTATAAAAGAAATGAAAGCCTATGGTAAGGTTATTCTTCCTAGTACTGATCGAGTATTTGGTGGTGGTATAACACACATATGTTTTGTTGCTAATAAAAAAGGAACACCTGCATTACCTAAAGATTTAACTAGGATGCCTATAGTTGTTAATCCAAAAGACTCTAGACCTAAACAAGAAATCATTGATAATATACACACTAATCAAAAATTAATAAAAGATTTTGATTGGTTAAAGCATGGTAAAATAAATAAAGAAACTGCTTTTGTTGTATCAGGTGGAAGTAGTACTAACTTTAAACTCTTAAAAGAAAAATTAAAGAGTGGTGGTAAAGTATTCTGTGTTAAACATAGTTATCCTAAATTATTAGCTCATGGGATACAACCCTTTGCTTGTGTAATATTAGACCCAAGACCTATTGAAGGAGTGAGTACTCATGGAGTTGTACGAAAAGATTTATTTAAAACTATAGATGATAAGACTTTATTTCTTATAGCTTCTATGACTGATCCTTCTGTTACTAGATACTTACAATCTAAAAATGCAAAGATAAAAGGATGGCAAGCTTACTCTGATGCATTGAGAGATGCTAGTACAAAAGATAAAATTACTATTGATAAAAATGTAGGTATTAAAACAGGAACAACATTAGTTGCTGGTGGTACTTGTGCTGCTATGAGAACTATATCACTAGCTCACATCTTAGGCTTTAGAAACTTTGAGTTGTTTGGTTTTGATTGTTCAGTTAAAGAACTAACTCCTCAAATGAAAAAAGAAAAGATTAGTGATAAGCCTAAATATTTTAGAGTTGAAACTAGTGATAAACATTTTTGGACTACTGGAGAACTGTTAGCTAATGCTCAAGATTGTGAAAAGCTTTTTGACAATTCAGACCTTGATCTCTCAGTCACTGTACATGGTGAAGGTACTTTAGTTTCAGAAGTATATAAGAAATCATTAAGAGGTAAGGAGATATCATACCTTGATATTATAAATCCTCTTGCAGCTTAATGAACGTAAAGAAAAGTTTTGTCAGAACTATGTCCTGCATCGTAATGCTACAAGAGCTGCAAAGGAAGCAGGATATAGTGAGACATCTGCTCACAATCAAGGCTCTAGATTATTAAGAGAACAAGATTGCATAGAACGTATAGCAGAATTATCTTCTGATATTACTACAGACATAGATGTTATTAATGAATTAGAAAAGCAATATGATATAGCTAAAAATTCAGGACACTCTAACTCTGCTTTAAAAGCTTTAGAGTTATTATCAAAAGTTCGTGGTAACAACGATGATTCACAAGAGTTTACAACTGAATCTTTAGAAGCAGATATAGTTCTTGTTATGCAAACTTTAGGATTTGATAAAATTTATTCACTGCTTCAAACATCTTTTCCTGATTACTTTTCTGAGGAAGATGACGATGAAACTGTTGAGGAAAATATATCTCAGGAAGAACACACCACATAATTAAACACTCCTTGATTTTCTTTTTTTACCTGAAGCAGTAACAGACCACTTAACCATCTTAGGTCCTGTCTTTTTTCTAGCTTCAGTCTTAGTAATTTTACTAGCTATCTTCTTAGGTCTACAAGCAGGGTAAGGTCTTTTCTTTTTATCCTTACCAGACCTACCACATTTCTTACCTGTCTTAACGTCTGTCCATTCTTCTTTGAACCATTTAGTTAAGCCACTGTTTTTAGGTTTAGCCATTAGACGTACTTCCCACCAGCCTTTTTATATTCTTTAACTAGATATGCATTAGCATATGCACTGGGATAAACTGCAAATTTCTTTTTAGTTTTTGCTTTTACTCTTGCATACAAAGCAGGGTTAGCAGGTTTAGGAGAACTTTTTTTTGCCATTATACTCAGCCTTTCTTTGCTTTAGCTTGTGCTGTTTTAGATAAATCCTTTAAGTGAACTAAAGGTTTACTAGTTATGGTATGAGTTTTACCTGTGTGTAGTGTACCATCCTTCATTTTATGTGTAGCACCTGTGTGTAGTGTACCATTTTTAAAATAGTGTTTTACATTTTTCATTATTTTTTTCCCATTAATTTCATTGCTTGTCCTACACCTTTAATTCCAAATGAACTACTGACTGCTATAAATAATAAATATTGATACCACTCAGGTAAGGTATTTAAAACTTCAAATCCTACTCTAACATACTCTGTCATACTAGGAATGAATACAAGTATAGCAGGTAATAATAAAACAATCAAGGCAAATTCATCTTTATAACTTGAGTCTGTAGCATCTGCCATAGATTTTTCCCATTGAATCTCACCTGTTGCAACCTTCTCAGCTACAACTGACTTAGCTCTAGCTTGAGCTACTTTAACTTGTCCATCTGCTTTAACTTTTTCAACCTTACTATTCATCCAGCTAGAAGCTAGATTAGCAATAGGTCCTATCAATGCACTAAACATTGTTCATCTCCTTTATATTTATTCTACCAATCACCTGATTGCATGCATGAGGATAATTTTATAGCTCTCTTTTTTACTTGCAATGCCCACTTAGAATCCAACATCTCTTTCGATGCAGTACTATAAGAACCTTTATGTATAGCAGACCACATTTTTTCAAATTTTAAAAGACGAGGAACACCCATATTAAAAGCCATATCTATTAATACTCTTTGACGAGCTTCACCTAAATCTTCTATACATGGTTGATGAAAACATAACTCTGCTTCAACTATTTTAATATCATTAGCAGCTAACATATATGCATCTTCTTTAGTTATACCTTCAGCATAAACTTCTTCTATTGTTTTACCCATTAATTCTAGTTCTTTATCAGAGATACCTCTGTCAATTAAATTTCTACCTATACCTATTGTATCTATTCCAAGATGGTCTTGGTAAACTTTAAGAACTAATCCTTCAAAGTCAACTAACTGATCTAATAAAATATTCATTTTATATTTCATTACTTAACTCCTTCAATAGGTCTAAATAAATCTAATCCTTCTATCTTATTAGATTGAGATATAGGTAAGAATTTTCCTGTAGCAGTATCAAAAATCCTACCATCGGGAAATATATATCTTCCTGTAGCAGGATCGAACTTACCACCTATAGCACTTGTAGAAGGACTAGTCATATTAGCTAGACTAGTTGCTCTACCTGCAGCAGTAGACATATCTATTGTTGATGTTCCTATTCCTTTGCCATAGTATGCTTTCATAGCATCTGTTAATGGAGATTCATCAGGTATCTTCTCAGCCACAGCTTGTATAGCTTTTTTAATCTCAAGCTCATCATTTTCATTACCACCTATGTCAGCCGGACCTCCGGCTTCTAATCCTGCTTGTATCGATTCCATATCACTTTGACTGCTATCTATACCCATATCAGTACTACTACTACCACCTACTCCTCCGGTTGAACCATCAGTATTTCCTGTAGGGTCATCACCTTCAGAAGGACCTCCACTTGCTCCCGGACCCTCTCCCGGACCTTCATCAGTACCTGAAGGGTCTGTTCCATCATCACCCGGACCACCCGGACCATAAAAACTTGGTATACCCATAGGACCTTTTTTACCTGCACCACCTAATAACTTTAAAGCTTTACCCTCGTCTGCTGTAATCCATGCAAGCATATGTAGTTGACCATTGATGTCAATCTTACGTGGAGCTTTTACCATGTCTGCTAAATTCTTTTTCTTCTTTGCCATTTTAATAATCCCTTAATTTGATACCTTCTAATTGTTTTGAGTATTCTACTATTGATCTTAATACATCAGTAGGAAACTTTTTAGTCTGTATTAGTCTTTGCATTTCTTTAACTGATAAAGTATCAGGTACAAACCTACCATTTTTAATTGCACTAGACATAGTAGTTTTATCTGCTTTGCTAAGTCCTTGGTTTGATAATAATTTTATAATACCTGAAGCTGTTAATGTTTGTTTATTATTTTCTTTATCAGTATAAGTTATATCACCAAACACTTTAATCTTATCATATAATCTAGCTTGACTTTCTTTTTTATCTAATTGTAATTTAAGATATTTATTTATTATATCTTTTTTTTCATCTAAATCCAATACCTTTATAGGAGTTTCTCTATTTAATAAATTTGATAAAGACTTTTTAGTTTCTCTTATTTCTTTTAAATCTTGGAAGATACTATAACCTAATTGTTTATTTAAATTAATAGTTTGTTTTCTTATTCCAAACTTATTAAAAGTGCTTTGATCTTCAGAACTAGTAGGAAAACCATACTCATTAACTGCTTCTCCTTTTCCCATTAACTTTTCTGATTCTTTAGCTTGTCTATAAGCTTGAATATTTTCTGCAAATCCCGGATAAATAAGAGTTGTTGCTAAATTTTTAACAGCTTCTGCTTTAGAAACTTCATTTCCTTTTTTATCAAAACCTGATATTAATGATACTAAATCTTTTGTTAAAAACTTTGGAGAAAAATAAGGACTTAAAACTTCAGTTCCTATCTCTTTAAATACATCATCTAATTCTCTTTGAGTTACTTCTTCTCCTGCTGTTAGTCTAGCTATGATTGCTCTTATAGGTCCTTTAACATATTGAGCTGCATCTATTGATCCTGAGTCTACAACTTTAGCTATAATAT